CAAGTTCAAGCTCCTTAATGCAGTCGTCAACCTGTTGATCGATCTGTATAGGTCTTTCTATTGGCTTTCGCGCTGCGGGTTCATACCTAACGTATTCAATCCCGCCCCGTCCCGAACCCAAAATTAGTTTTTTGTCAAAGGTAAACCAAGATTCATCTTCTGACCGTTAACTTCCACCGCAGACGCCACATGATGTAGCGCGCCCAGATTGCCCTGCAATCCTAGGGTTCCACAAACGCCTTCATTGGTATCACAGGAGTACCCCACTAAATCATGCAAGACTAGTGTGTCTCCCCACGCCAACAATATTGGCAATTCAACTCCGACGGCTTTAACCTCGCCCGGGTGAATCAGCAGCCGATCTTTCTCATCCCTCGAAAGTAAGACAATCGGCGACATCGAAGGCAGGTGAGTCGTGAGACGAGTGATGCCTGGTAGTGGTTTCTCAATCTCCACTACATACGCATTCCACTTCTCACTCCACTTCACCCCCTCCACTGGTATCGCTAGATTTCCTATCCCCACACTCTTCATGTGTTCATTTGGGTGTATCTCGATCGGTCCACACTTCGTGATAACCGATTTGTTGCCCAATTCCATCTTAACGCAAATGGGCATGTCCCTCGCGAGAACAATCGTTCGATTGTCTCCGAAGAACGCGTTATAGTTTGCGGTTGATCCAGATACCACGTCGATTCCATCTTGGTGGGATCTGAATTCAAACGGCTCAGAGACTCTAAAGCAGCGATTAAACTCTAGCTCCCTCGTCACATGCGCAAAACTATTCACCTGAGACTCAGCCTTCGGTGTTGGCAACTTCACTCTAAAAGTGAACGCTTCGGCAATAGCCTCACTAGGCTTTGCCGGGGGTGGATAATACTCGTCCATATTTGGCGCGACACCCTGTTCGCTGCCCAAATTGACGGGGATCACGTGCTCATGCACATAACACCAATACCCAGTTGCTCCTTTCTCCCGAAGCTCCTTCTCATTCCGATGTTTGTGCCAATGCAAGCATCTCGCATCGGGAATCTTCGCGGCCCACGCCTTAAAAGACTCCGAGCGCTCTGCCGAATCATAGACCTTCTTCATCTCGGTCTCGTCCATAGCCTTGGCACGTTGTCTGTTGACAAGAGCAGGTCTCCGGTCCTCAGCTATCCACTTCTTAACCAGATGCCGAGCGACGCGGTGATTATGCTCCGAGTTCAGACACTGAATCCGATAATTCATCGGAACATGCATGTCATCTTCAAATCCCATGCATTCCGATGTGTCGATGCGCTTGACAGCCGTCTCAGTTGAAACCAATCGTTTCGCTTCCTTCTGATGACTCTTCACATCAGCGACATTCGACGCTTTCTTCTCAGCGCCCTCACCAAATATATGGAGATGCTCATCAGCATCATCCATCTCTTGCAACAATTTTGTTGCCCTCTTCCTGATTTCATTGGGATGCACTGGCATCTTCTCCTTAGAACTAGCCAAAGTGCTACCCCAAAGCGCGACTTCCTGCATTATGGCAGCGAACTCGCGAACCTCAGTTCTCACACGCCGGATATCAGCCTCTGTGAGACTGCATCCGACCTGCAGGCGAGTGATTGATTTATCTTGCGAATCGAGCTGCTTTCTGTCATCTGACAGCATAGCAAACATAGTGGTGGCCTGTCGCTCTAACTCCTCAAGTCGAGCGAAGACCCCACTTCCTCGTTCCAACATCTCATTGACCACTCCCTCCGCCTTAGCCCACGCACTCTGTATCTTTACAGATGCTGGATTAAGGCGGTACATCCTGATGCGACCTGTCACAACCTCACGAGATGCTATGTCTGTTGTTGTGTACGGAACCTCCGCCACTAACTCACCATCTATCTCGCCGCGTGCCCAATTCGCATCGTCATCCCCCGAACCAATCCAAAGCGGCGCATCTTGCCCGCCTTCGAATGAGTACCGGGAGAACGCATAATACCACTTGCCGAGTTGCCCTCGGACATTGGCATTATACACGGGACGCAATGTTGTATCCCCACCAAGCTTTGCAAACGCAAACTCCGACACTTGATGTTTTTCATCAACTTTGTCGAGCTGCGCCTTTGCAAGATTGGCGAGGAAAATCCTACAAAGTTCAGGTACAAAACGATCGTCTTCGGCGATCGGTGGTCTCTGACTCGGTGTCCTGAGCTCATCCGATCCCAATTCCCTTTTCCACTGGTTGATCGTCTGCACTTGATCTGACTTTGAGGCCGGCAATTGTAGAAATGGAAGAAATATGCTGGTCATTGCCTTGCCGGGCACTTGCTTCCACAAGTACTCCGCATCACGATGCGTTTCGTTGAACTGTTTAATTGACGTTGTCGTCAATTCACGCGTCCAATTCGAAGCGCGACCTTTCCTCCAAAAGATCAACCACACAAAATCCTCAGAGGTCAATTCCGCATCAGGAACGTCACGGTTTTGCTCCTTAATTAACTTCTTAATAGCAAACACCTTCGTCTTGATGCGTTTTGACCCATCTTCCAACGCAATTGGTATCTCGCCGTACCTAACCTCACGATACACTCGAGGGTCCTTCCCTTCTGTGCGCGTGACATGGTACCGGCCATGATTATCCAAATGC